GGCGATGGCAGCTGGTGACTTGACCTCGAAGGCTGCCGGGTAAAAGCGCAGTGCTTCCTCGGCCAATGCCTCGGACTTCCAAAACTTGGTCTTGCGCCCCTGGCGCATCACCCAGCCTTGGATCTCCCGACCGGCTGTGATCTGCTGCTTGGCGGCGTCGAGCACCGACTCACCCCAAGCGACGGCCAGCTGCGCGTTGGTGATGTCGTCTGGCGTGACGGGTGGAGCTTCAGGCGTCTCAATGAAGTCGGCACCTTCGACAGCAGCTGGCACGGGCTTGATGGAGAAATCTTTCTTGGCGCTCTCGATGACCTTGTGGCGAAGGCTGGGGCAAGCGGGTTTGGCCCGGCAGTACTTGCAAGCACCGGGGCTCGGCACGGTGGGTGCGTCGTCGGTGAGTGCCAGTTCTGCGGCGGCCTTGAGCGTGATGCCGTGCTCGATGAGGCGCGAGCCGTCGACCGTCCACTTGCTATGGCCAGCGCGGGGCTGGTAAATGTGCATGGTGCACTTGATGGACTCGGGTGCGTTGAACTTCCTCATAACGCCCACCGCGTAGGTGAGGAGCTGCAAATTGTTCTCGGCGTCCACAGCGACTCGGCCCGTCTTGAGGTCGATGACGTGGAGGTGGTCGCCGTCGACCAGCACGGCGTCGGCAGTGCCGCCCAGTGCGTGATGCAGCGACTTGAGGCCGTCGTCCACGTTGACTTCAATCAGACGCTTGCGAGGCCCGTCGACGAGCGTAAGCACGAAGGTCGCGTAGTCCTTGGCCATGTTGTAGTGGTCGTCTGGGTAGTCGTGTGGGTTGACGTGCTCACCTCGGAGGATCTTTTCCGACAGCTCGTGGATGGCGGTTCCGGTGGCCGCGGCTTCACCAGACGGCGGCTCGGGGAACATGGCCTCAAGGCGCACGGAGCCGGGGCAAGTGACGAAACGCTCAGCGCGTGATGCGGACAGGCGGGCGTGCTTGCGGATGGTGTGTTCGATCATTGCTTTTCCTTCAGTAGTTTCTTGATGTAGGCACGGGCTCTGGCGGCGTGCTCTGGCGTGAGGTAGAACTCGACGCGCACCAGGCCAAGCGCCTTGCGGCGCTCGCGTAGTGCGGTGACTCGTTGGGTTGATTGGGTCATGGAAACAGAGCCCGTGCGCGAGCTTTCTTGTATAGGGGATGGTCTGCAAACAACACCACGCGGCCCTTGTCAAAGTAGTCGGTCATGATGTCTGTGTCATTGGTGTAGCCATCAGCAAAGATGCGGCCAAGATCATGGCCGTAGTCCTTGGCGTAGATGGTCACGCACTCGCGTTTGTCGGTGCGGTTGTCTAGGTGATAGTGGACGCGGGCTTTGTCAGTGCCGTTGGTGACGTTGTACTTGTTGAACTTGATTTCGGTCATTTCGTTTTCTCCTGTTGCTGGGGCCGAAGCCCCGTTTGGTTTAGGCTGCTTTGATTGCCCGCTCGATCCATGCTTTGGCATCACGCTTGAGGCCGAATGTGTCATACACATAGCCATCGCGTGTGTCCACCACATCCCATGCTTTGACTTCGCGGCCTGTGTGTGTGCCGATGTATGTTGGCTTGATTGTGTAGATCATCTGGTAGCTCCGTTGTGTTGTTGATGCCTCTACTGTACCACCGTTTCCGGTAACGTCAACAATTATTTTATACGGACAAACCCTTAGATGATCTGTCTCTCAATTGAGAAGCCTCGGCATGTCCCGCCACGAATGCAAGCGCTTGAAACAGCGTTGTTGGTAACCCCGAGATGGCGTGCGGCATCGGCCATTGACCGAAACCAGCCAACTGTTTCATTCTTTTTGTTCTTGAGAAAGACGGCGGCAGGCGGAATGCTTGAGCACTTGACCTCATACAGTGCGTGATGCGTGTTGGCCAAAGCTGATATCCACTCTAGATTTTCTGGGGTGTTGTCTGTCTTTTTGTTGTTCTTGTGGTTGACCGTCAGTGAAAAATCACCATCAACAAAGGCCATTGCAACAAGTCGATGCACAACCATTTTTTTGCCGAACCTCAATTCAACCTGGTGGTATCCATTCTTGGTCAGCCACGGTTGAATGACTCGTCCCTTGTACAACACTGGGCCAATGCTGCCCCACTTGTTTTTTTTCATTACGGTTCGATTGATGCTGCGAACCTGGCCCAAATTGCTGACCTCATACCCTTCGTGAGTTGGGATTTGTTTCCATATTTCCATGATGACCTCAGATGATTTGTGAAACAATTTTTTGCTTTTTGATCACGCGATCCAAGATCGTGTGATCAAGCGATGCCCTTACTGTGAGCAAATAGATCAATGGCTTGACGCCGTTTTTAGTGATGTTCTCTACCCTGCTTGATGCCTGTTCAAGCGCACTTGTTTGCCACGTCGGCTCCACAAAAACAATCGTGTCCGATGCCGACAAGTCAATGCCCTCACCGCACGAGCTGATGTTCCCAATAAAGCACTTTGTCTTGCCAGCCTGAAAAGCCTCAATGTTTTTTGTTCTTTGATCCTTTGGCGTGTCACCAACAACCATGACCGGCTTAAATTCTTTGAGTCCATCAAAAAGCATTGAAACCACATCCTTGTGGTGAGCAAAAACCACCACCGGCTCCCCCGCTTGCAGTAAATCGTTGATGAATTCAACGGCCAGCGGAGCTTTGCGAATTCCAGCCTCACGCATGATTTCTGACAACCCTTCAAAAGCCAGCAGCGCGTCGGGGTTTGCCATCAATGAGTCGGCATCAAAATTTTGCTCACGCTTATCAACTGGCAAGTCAAAAGTGATTAGGCTGATTTGCGGCTCCTTGTAATCCATGAACACATCTTCTTTTCTGCGCCTCAACAGATGCGGTCTGACCAGCGCCTTAAGCTCTGGGATGTTGCTGGCGCCGGAGACATCAAGACCACCCCACGGTGGGTTCCATGCCTTTGCGTAGCGATAAACAAAATCAAACCAACCCCCCTTGTAAATCCCTAGTCCATGAAGTATAGGCCAAAGTTCTGCCGGTCTATTGGGCACAATAGTTCCACTGAGCGCGTACACCCGGCCAATTTGCTTCATGGCCAACAGCCCCGCCTTCGTGCGCAGTGCCTTTGGGTTCTTGAGCCTGTGGCACTCGTCAAGCACCAAGGTCTTAAACCGCCCAAACTCGATCTGAGCGTACTGAACCACGTCGTAGTTCACGATCACGACCTGAGCATTGTGGGCCGCTGAAGCCTCCTTCTTGCCGTTGATCACCTTGACCGTGATGCTCGGGTCTAGCGCGTTGATGGCGGCCTCCCAGACGGCCTTGGCGATGGCTGGGCAGACGATCATGGCAGGCAGGTGCTCTAAGGCCGCTGCGGCTGTCGGAAGGGTCTTGCCGACGCGTGGCTGGTCAGCCAGAATGCAGCGCCTGTGGGCCAGCAGGAATTGCTTGGCCTCCTCTTGGTGTGGGTAGAGCGTGATGGTCATAAAGTTAAGTGTCTCATAAAAAGTTGCACAACACCTAAAAAGTTGATCTACAATGCAAGCGCTGCAATTCGCAGCTTTACCGTAAAACAGGAAAAACGTATGTCTACTCGCGTCGTCACCGGCAAAGTCCGGTTCTCTTATTGCAGCCTCATGACTGCCCGCCGTAACGAGCTCAATGGCAAAGATGAGTTCAGCACCCAGGTGCTCATTCCCAAGACTGATGTCGATACGATTGCGGAGCTCAAGGCCGCAGCCAAGGAGGCGTTGGTCGGCAAGTTCGGGGACAAGATCCCGAAGAACGTGCGCAACCCACTGCGCGATGGCGACACAGAAACCAAGAACGATGGCACGCCATTGGGCAAGGAATACGCTGGCCATATGTTCTTCAACACCAAGAGCACCACCAAGCCCGGTGCCGTTGACAGCAATGGCCACGAGCTCATCGGGCCGCAGGACATCGTGTCGGGCGACTATGGCCGGGTCTCTTTGAATGCCTATGCGTACTCGCAGGCCGGGAACAATGGCGTCTCGTTTGGTTTGAACAACGTCATGCTGGTCGAGAAGGGCGAGCCACTGGGCGGCGCCAAGCCAAGCGCGGCGTCTGACTTCGGCATCAAGGCATCAACCCGTCCGATTTTGGCGCCAACTGACGACGACAACTGGTAAGAATCGGGGGGAAAGCGGATGCTGTGTGGAAAAGGCTGTGGCGGCTTGATGCACAGACGCAGCGAGTACCCCCACCAATGAGGTCTGTATGAGAAACGTATCTTTTATCGCGTCGAACGTGCCAGCGGCAATGCTGGAGCAGATCGACGTCTGCGCCAAGGATCTCAGGATGAGCCGGTCGGCCCTGGTTCGGCTGGCGCTGGAGCGGTATCTGTCGCGGCCACTGCGCCTCGAGCAATCAGGCGGTCAAGAGCCTCCTGTAGCGCCTGCACAGACACCCACAGCGGCTGCACAGAGCCAGACAGCCACCGGCTGACCTGCGGCGGCTTGACGCCAGCCTCAAGGCAGACGGCGTTGATGCGCAGCTTGTTCGCCCTGGCTCTGGCCACGATGTCTTTTACTGATTCCATACAGGCATTTTAACTTGCGTTGTAGCGCAACAACTACACCCCTTGCAACACATATCCAATTGCGGCAAAATATGTTTCACCACTGGCAATAAGGCCGGTGGGTAACGACTTAACAGGAAAACGAAATGAACGCTTACCGTAAAAACTACAAACCAGAACGGGCCATCAACAAGGGCCGTGAAATGATTCTGAGCCTGCTGTTGTCCATCGCCATCGGCGTGGCACTGGCGGCCATTATGTTCTTCGGGTGGTCGAAATGAAGCGCCCGCAGCCAACACCGGCCAATACGGTCAACAAGATGCTGGGCAAGTACGACGGGCTGGAACTCAAGCCATTTGCCAACCGCCCTGGCTCGATGGATGCCTTCAAGCTGCCGTCAGTCATCGGGCAAAAGCTGGTCTACAGAAAAGACGCAGGAGAAATCAAGTGAGCCGGGTCATCAGGCTTGGGGCTGCCATCGAGTTTCTTGATGACCTGCTCGACCCCGAGGTCTACGCTCACGCCGTACCATCCGACGCCCATGCGCGTGCCGTGGTGGTACGTGACATGCTGAGAAAAGAGATGACCAAGGAGATGAGCCTCGAGTTTGCGGCCATCAACGGCGACAGCAAATGAAGGGCATCAAGCCGATCTACCGGGCCAAGATCCTTGCCGAGCTGAAGAACGGTAAGGGCCACAGCGCAGCGGACATCGCGGGGCTGGTGCACTGCGCTCGACGCACGGCCAGCTTTGTGTTGCAGACCATGCACGCAGATGGCTTGATCTACATCAGCTCCTACATCCGGCACAACCAGATGGGGCGCAGCACTGTGTACTTCAGGATGGGGCCGGGTGTTGACGTGAAGAAGCCTAAGACGATGAGCGTGAGCGAGCGGGTGCGAAAGTCCCGGCGCCTGCGGTCACCGGAGGCCAAGGACTTCCAGCAGGCCAGGATCAACCAGCTGCGCAGGAAGATCAAGATCGATCCGCTTACTGCGGCGTTTTTTGGGGTGACGAAGTGATGGACGTTGCAAGTCAATTGATTGACTCGTACTTGAAGACAGATTTTGAAATTGATGGCAAATTTACATTGCGGCCAAGGATCAAAAGCTCAGAAATTGAAGAATTGTTTTTTGAGAAAAACCATCAATCAGCGTCTTGCATCACAGCATTCAATCCTGCCAGTAAGGTTTGCTCTGATCAAGAAAATTTGATTTTTCACGAGCAATTAATTCGAGAAGTTGAATCAATGCGAGTTCAATGGCTGCCCATGATTGGACGTAGCACCAATGGACTTTGGAAAAATGAAGATGGCTTGATGCTGCTTGGCATCAGCTTGGATCAAGCAAAACAGATTGGACAAAAGTTCAATCAGAATGCAATCGTTTTTGTCGATGAAGATTGCATTCCTGAAATTTACGTTATTGATCGCAGCTTAGGGTTTGTAAATACCCTGCGGCCAAGTCCAGTCTGACAGCAAGCCTTCTTGATAGGTGTAGGCAGGCATCAATCCTGTTTTTTGATCTGCGTAAATTGTGCTTGATGGCGATGCAATTCTGTTTTGCTCACCAAATGGCCCAAAATTGACCCAACTGTTTTGCCCGCGTGTCTCTGACGCCGCAGCTGGCAAAGCCTCTGGCGAATACATGCGTGCGTGCGATTGAAATGCGTTTTCCTCACCTCTTGCTCTAAAGCCGACGCCATGCTTGGCGTGTCCAAAAACGTCATGGACTGCCCTGAAAAGATCGTTGTAGGTGGTGCTTGGATCGTTGTTGATTAACAGATCAGATCTTGCCAGAAGTGGATTTCCACTGATGTCAGCTGCTGATGATCCAAAGCCCGATTCGGTTGGGAACACAGACATTTTCTTGTTCATCACAAGATCATTGATTGCGTTGCGTGGGTTGCCGTATGGGTCAGCGCCACGAATGAAATCAAACTTGTAGCCAGCCTTCAAGAGTCGCTCAAACTGATCTTGAGTTTCATCGGCCAGAGCCTTGTAGGCTTTTTTGGTCTTTGGGTCGTTGGGGTCATGCTTCATTGCAGCATATTCATCAGCAATTTTTTTGGCTCGCTTCACATCAACTGCCGCATAAGGTTTTTGCGGGCTGTAGGTGATGCCCTTGTCGGCCATGTACTGCTGGGCAATGTCCACGATACGCTGGTCGGTGCCAAACTTTTCCATTCGGCCACCGACATCAACGGCCTCTGGCAACCCCTCAAGCAATGGCCCTTGGAATCGCTTTGGCGGCAAGATATTGGCCATCAATCCCTGCTGCTGTAAGTAGCCTTCTGCCATCTTGGCAGCTG